ATGCTGTTTTGAAATTGATCGTATCCAATTTCTCCGGGCTGTAATTTATCGATTGCATCGACAGCATCAAGGTAGTCTTGTTTGAAACCTTTAAAACCAACTCCAGAAGCGACATCAGAATACCCAGTGTTTGCCGATTTTTTAACATCCTGAATGTGGTGCTGAAACTCATGAATAAACGTATTGAATGCGTTCATCGTTTTCATTGCGATACGTTCTGCGTCTACATCGTCAGAGAGTTTTGCACCGGGGTCAACAAAAATAACAAGCTCCTGAGACGCTGTACGATACACACCGCCACCAGCTTTGTTTTTAGAAGGCTCCATAACAACCTTCGCATTTTTTAAATCCGGGAAGTTTTCAAATATCGGAGAGTTTTCAGGCAAATAACGAGTGATAGGATTAGAAGTTGCCTTTCTTCTTTGCTTCGTAGATTTCAAATAAAAATTTAAATCTTCTTGGAAATTAGCAATTGCATTCATTGCTTCTACGTCACGTGCGCGAAGCTCAGGGACATCAACTTTCAAGTCACCATCTTCAGACTTATACACTCCCATCTCATTGTACAGTTCACCGTTAGGTGCTGTGTCCGCACCCTCATCGATACGCTTCTGTGCTTTAGCGAAGAATGCTTTAGCGGCATCTGAGCCTTCTGCAAATGCTTTGAGGGGAATGTAGGCGGCTTCGGCTTCTTCAGTAGTTAAACCTAAAGCAACGGCAGAAAGACCTAACGCTTTAGCCGTAGGTGATAGGTATTTTGCAGTAAATGCAACAAAATTCTTATCCCCTTTAAATTGCCCGAAGCTTTGATTAACCCACTCAATTCCACGAAGACCTTGGCCCATTAACTCTTGTCGAGTTGCGGCATCACTTCCTAAACCACGATCAAACTGGGCTAATACTTGTCTTCCGGTAACAGGAGGAAAACGGCGGTTTGCATACTCTAAAGAGTCTGTATAGTCATAACCTTGAGCCATATAGTTATCAACTAGCCCTTTGATCTTTTCTATACGTCTTTCTTCTTCACGCAACATAAATGCACCAATTTCGGTGCGAGATAGGGCATCCTGAACTTCTTTAGGTTGATCTGAAATAGCTGTACTAAAATTGAGCAGAGTTTCGTCTGGTGCGTCAAATTGCACTTTATATAAATTACCACCGGGATCGATGTCGTATTCTTTTGCGTTGAGTAATTTTTTAACAATTGGGCTATCTTCATCTAATCCATGAAATTTAGCCATCCCAATAATATATTCAGCATTTTCTGAAGGCAGTAAAATTTCTTGGCCCACACGCTTTTCGTTAGAATTACTTATGGCAAATTGTTGTTGTAAAAATTCTCGCTCTTTGGGATCAGCTATCTCGGCAATAGTAATTGTCTCGCCATCGATAATCATTGTAGGGTTAGCGGCGGCTCTTTGGCGGTACCCCTCCGCGTATAAAGGATTCTCTGCGAGATTGTGGCCTAAACCAAAGTTGGCTTGTTGAGTGTTTTCTTTGAAAAAAGATTCGTCTTCAAATCGATCAAATGTCTTAGGAGTTCCATGAAAAAGATCACGGACTCCCTCAACTGTCTTTTCTCCAGCTTCGGTAAGAGCTTTAGTAACTGCACCACCGGGGGCGAGCATCAAGCCGCCTTCATCTAACCCTGCCGCTTCGCGTTCTCTTTTCGCTTGCTCTGTAAACTGCCAGTTCCCGTCTGGGCCTCTTTCCATAACATTTTCTATATTTTCTTTTTCTGCTTGGGCTAAAGCTTCTGGAGTACCGTAGCTACCAAAACTTTTTTCAGGGACAATTCCATCAAGTTCAGGTAGCTCCTCACCTTTAACCATTGCATCTGCAATCTCAATTGCTTTGGTAATAAACTCTTCACGATCCGGGTACATTTCACGTAACCGACGACCGTAAATATTATTGTTTAAATCTACTTGATCTTCAGGTGCGTCCCCTTCGCGGAAATCAATGAGAAAACTAGCAATGTCTCTTCCGAGTGTCCCTTCTTGTTCAGGGCTTTTGGCGATTAATCCACCCAAAAGAATATGCCGCAAAGAATCTTCGGTGCGATCATTATCTTCGTACTTAGCTTTCTTTGCGTGTTCTCTAGAGATATACGCCGCATCAACAACATCCTCGTCAGTGCCAGTCAAATACGCAGGGGCCATTTCAATTGCTGAAAGCCCAAAGTCGCTGTAACGTGGATCTTGTTCGTCTGCCATTTATTTCTCCCTAGACTTCTGCTCGACTTCATCTTTCAACGAAAGTAGCCGACGAGCCTCTTTTGCTTGACCCTGAAGTTCTTTAACTTCATCCCACGAAGTGGCAATCTCTAGTTGCCTGTGTAAAAACTCAATACGATCTAAAGCATAAAGATGTAATGAGTCTGTATTCTTTTTTGTGTTAATTAAGGGAAGTAGTTTCTTTGCGATTTCAGGGATCATTGGACAGTTGGTTCCTCATTAGCTCCCGTGTTCGCTGAAAATCCGGGCGCACCGGGTTCTGGTGCATTTCCGGGTCCCATGTTTCCTGCGCCTGTTCCTGATGGATTCTGTGGCGTAGGAACTCCCTCATTGCCCTGTTGTGGTTGTTGCTCTTGCTGTTGCGCCTGCATCTCAGCCTGCACTTCTTTCATGATCATCGCTTGGATAGCGGCTTCACGTGGGTCATTAACAATCTTATCTTCATCGAGATCCAAGCTGGCGGCAATCTCACGGAGGATGTAATCAAACTTAACCATTGGTGCCAATACAGGGTTACTGCCAATCTGCAGAATCTGCATGAGACGCTGAGAACGAATCTCATTACGCATCAACGATTCAGTACCACGAGCAATGACAGCAAGGTCTCCCTTAGCACGTTCGTCGTAATCAAACTGCATATTGAAAGCAAACATTGCCTTGCCTAAAGGTGCTAACAAATAATCATCGACATTCTTTACGACAGTCTTAATGTTCTGAGCGGCGGCTCCCATCAGCATAGAGATACCAGATGCCGTGCGGCCTACCCCTGTCACTCCGGTTTGTCCGTGAGAGAACGAGGGGATGCCGGTAGACTCATCAGCTAGTTGGCGAGACTTATCGAATAACATCATATTCTCGCTAGCGACATTCTGGAATTTAGTTGAGAACAAAGCCTGACCGGGTGCGCCACCTTGACGACGGAATACTTTTCCGGGATAGACCGAGAGATCCTGCCCCGGGACAAGGTTTGCCTCATCCACCTCAAATATTAAGTTACCAGACAACATGGCATTATCCACAGCCATCCGCATGAAACCATTCATAAGGATTTGAGTGTCTTCCATGTTTTCCCCTACACCAACACCAAAGAATGAATAGGGATTCAATTCATATGGAACAGCGTAAAAAGGAATGCGTGTAGGCTTGAACGGGTTAAGGACAAGACGAAGGATGTTGTCATCGCAGACCCAAGCATTGATCTGAATCTGATCAAACTTCTTTAATTCTTTTGATAGTTTTAAACCGGCATCTTCTGCAACGTCACGATCCACTACACCCCAATACTCTAAAACTTCCCAACGATTTAACGTCTCGCGGTATTGAGTGTCGTCGATCACATCTTCCCAATACTCATTGATGTAATTAGGGCCAGCATCAATAGCTCGCTCAATCGCTTGATCTCTGAAGAACGGACGATTTTTAAGATCTCGCAAAGCAGAGCGAGACATGCGATGACGATAGATAGCATACTCAGAGTCTGCCATGTTATGGGCATCAGAGTCTGGGTAGAAGTTCCAAATAGATACTGCTTCTACACGAGGCATCGTACGCATAACCGGATCGTATTCCCCAGTGTCGTCCCAGTTAGGATACTCAACATCGTGAGCAAACGGTCCTTTGATAATGCCAGTGCCAAACAACGCCATCTCAAACGCAGAAAAACGCAAATGCTTGCTAGCATCAGATTCTTCTAGTTGATCATGGATCTTCTTTTCCATGAACTTAGCGGCTTGTTTTGCTGGCTCAAAAATAGCGGCTGTCGGAGTATTTCCGGGGCCTTCTTTAACTTCTTCTTTAACTGGGTCAAGTTGAGGGAGAGGACCTAAGTCACGAGCGGTGACTGCACCAGCAGGAACTTCTCTACCATCTCCTGCATAGCCTACGTTGAACTCGTCGTAAATTTCTTTGAGTTGTTCTGGCATTGCCGCATCGACATGAACCGAGTCCTTAATGCCTTCAGGAATTTTTGTTTGCTCGACTCCGATTGGAAATTTATTACCTGCGAACAAAACATCAACGATTTGGCTATAGGCCGCAAGGACTTTAGTCTTTGTGATTTTGATAAACACTTGCGAACGCTCAGTCTCGGTGAACTGCGTCGTATCGTCATAAATCCCCCGATAGTTTTTATACGCTTTTAGCCAACGCTGTTCGTCAGACTGACGCTTATCTTTAGAACTATTAAATTTGTCTCTTACAATTGCAACAAAGCCCGAGTATTCGGAATCTTCCGTTACATCATCAGAGTCTTCTAAAATAATGCTTTCGTCCTGATCGAACTCAGGTTTATCGACTATAGCCATTTATACACCTACTAATACCCAAAAACTTTATCAAAAGGTTGCCACCCCGTTTTACCCATATCTTCCTCGAAATCAAATACACTTTTTGCTCGTGGGCGCGACATGATTCCGTAGCGAATGGAATCGTAGGTATGGTCACTACTATATCTAATATCGATATCATCACTGCCTTTTGGACAAGATGGTATCACTTGAAGGTCTGCAATAATTTGTCTGCAATGATTAAAGAAGACAATTCCTGCCTGTTCGACCTCTTCATCAACCTTTAATAGTTCATGCAATCTGTTTTTACCTGCAACGCGAGATCCAGCGGTTCTGTCTGCAGGTCTCCACCGACAGCCCTCTGCAATCATCTCTTCTGCAATGGATGGACCTGTGTGTCCACGTTTATGCCACGTAGAACTATCCAATACGCCGTAGCTAATCTTTTCACCACGTTCTGCTTCTACTACTTTTCTTGCCAACTCTCTTGCAGTATTCTTAGATAAATATAATTCACGATACACATACAAAGTTTCGTATGCTGGATCAACAGCAAACCAATGCACCGCAGAGAAAGTTGAATACCCGAAATCACACGATCTGAAACGCCTCCATGTTGGAGGAATATCAAATGGCTCACAGATATGATCGATTGGATTAAACTCAGGGAATGCCGCACCCTCGGCAATCATCCAGTCACCTTCCAACAACTGCCTACGTTGCTGTTCAGGAAGAGACAGCAGGTTAGCCTCGTAGCTACCTTCATCGTAAAGATAGGGATTATCTTTCAGAGTTGCTGGGATAAACCGTCTAAAAAACAACGGCTCCCCAGATTTCTTATGATGCTCCGGGTATCTTAACTCTTCTCCTGACTCAAGATCAGTCGCACAGAACTTGGAGTTTGCAGGAGCAGGGTCGATAAACATCTTCTTGACCCAGCCATGTCCGGGGCCACCCGGGTTCGTGGTAGCTCGCATACATAAGGGAAGATCTGGGTCAGTAGTACGAAGACGAGAACGCATGTAGTCCCAAGCGAATGGCGTAGGATTCTGTGTAAGCTCATCAAAACCGATCCAAGAAAACGCTTGGCCTTGGTATCGAAGTACATCCTCATCTCTATCTAGGTAAGTTAACCAGAGTCGTGCGCCAGAAGGGAATGTCCATTGAGACTTTCTTTCTGACCACTTTGCGCCTTTATAGACTTGAGGATATAGCTCTTGCGTTTTCCAGATCAGTTCACGAAGTTCATCGTTAGTACGACGAAGTAGTATGCCATTAAACTCTTTATTAGAAAAATAGCGTACAGGGTCTGCGATTAGTGCATACGATTTACCACCACCTGCGGCACCTCCGTACAACACTTCTCGCTCAGGGGCCGACAGAAACTCCGTCTGCGGACCGGGATTCG